AAATGACTAGATCGCAAATTTTAAAGTTACAAAAAATTGTTGATGGGCAAACCTATCAAGAGTCTCTTATTGAAGAGGCAATACAGCTTTCTACTTCACGCGATGTAACGCACGCTTTAAAAGCGCTGAGGGGCGGCTTTGTAAGTACAGAGGGTAGATTTACTATCAGTGAGTTTATTGTTGAGTTGCTACGCAGCAAACAATCACATTAATACGAGGAAATAAAAATGGAACTAGATATGTTGGAAATACCAAAAGAAATTTTGGAGCTTACTGAAGCACAGCAAGCTGTTGTTATGCGCCTTGCAGAAGATGGACACATCTCTGATTGGCTGGAAGGTTTAGAAGCGTTAGAAGATATGGGATACTATCGCGCTAATCCAAACCCTGATACCTACGACTTCATCTAAGGAGAATAATAATGAATAAAACTAGAGCTACAACGCTGTGTAAAAAACTTAACGCAGCGTTTCCAAATATCAACGCAGTGACTTACAATGAGTTTACTGGTGAAGATGAGGTCGAGCAAGACGGCATCTGGTTAAAAGGCAGTGAAGATTTAGATCAGGATGGGCTGCCTTACTTTGACTACTGGAGTATGACTGGCAGCCAATACCATGAAGGTGTAGAAACATTGGCGGATAAGCATGGCTTTTACTGTGAGCCATATGACGCAGGCACATTAATGCTGTGGAGACTATAAATGGAAACGCCAGATTTCATAAAAATTGTACCGAACGCACTGTCTAAGCAACAGTGCAATATGGTTCTTAATGATTTTAAGGTGCTGCAGAAACAAGGTATGTTGTGGGCAACAAAGCTGCCAAATTACAAAATTAATGACAACCGCGTATCTTATTGTACAGCTTTATTATCTACTATGGCAGAAACGTGTAGGAGCAGTGTTATTGCCTCTATATCTGATGCGGTAGCGAGCTACATAAGGTCATATTCAGAGGGTATGTTCAGCCCTACAACAGAAGTTAATATGGCTATTGAAGATGTCTTGATACAAAAAACAGAGCCATCTGAGGGCTATCATGTTTGGCACTGTGAAAGACAAAACTTAGGGTCAATGACCAGAGCAGTAGCGTGGATATTATATTTAAATGATGTAGAAGAGGGCGGTGAAACTGAGTTTCTTTATTACAGAAAAAGAATTTCACCTGAAGCTGGCAAGTTGTTGATATTTCCAGCTAACTACACACATGCACATAGGGGCAACCCACCGCTTGAAAAAACTAAATATATAATAACCGGTTGGTACAGGTTCAGCACTTAACATAAAACAGAGGATATAATGATGAAAACAGCAATTTTTGGAGATGTAATTGTGCAGCTATCTGATGACTGGAGTGGCTGTATTGGTGAGATAGAGGATAAATTAAAAGACGCAGCAGTTTATACTTGGTTATGTGAGCATAAAACGTGGCTAGCTGACTGCTTCCCAGAGTGCGCGCAAGATGTTGCGTATGAGTTGTTAGAGGTGTTATACGCTGATGGCACAGACTCTATGTTCGATGACATGATGACTGATGCTAGAGAGCGTTTTGCAGCACAGGGTAATTGTGAAGAAAAAAATCCTGAGTTGTTTTATGAATGTCTAGCTGTACCATGCTTTATTAAATACGTTCATGATGCACAAGAGTGGCTGGGTAACAAATATACCTTAGCTGAGGCATACCGTGATTCACTTTATCTTTATCTTGAAAGTCGATTAGAAGATGAGATTATTAGTGAGTTTGGCAAATCTGTTCATTAGGAGAATAATATGACACAAGCAAATAGAGTTTTAGAGTATCTCGAAAGCGGCAAAACAATTACCACCCTCAATGCCTTTAAAGAGTTAGGTATAACCAGATTAGCGGCAAGGGTCTATGAGTTAAAGTGTGATGGGCATGAAGTTAAAAAAAATACTATTACTGTAGTTAATAGATTCGATGAAAACTGCTCAATTGCTGAATACTACATGGAGAGCAGTCATGGGTAAAGGATCAGCGCCTCGACCTATACCAGATAGAAAAGGTTATGAGGATAATTTTGACGCAATATTTCGCAAGAAAAAAGACGCTAAACCTAAGGGACAGATCATGCGTGAAATGCGTGACAGAAGAAAGCAGCAAGGATTACGAGAAATGCGCATCTGGGTTAATGAAAAGCAATATGCAAAGATTAATAGCATTTTAGAAAGCTAGTACATATACTTGTAGAACAGTCTTAAAGGAGAAAGTCATGACACGACATCTCGTAATACCAGACACACAAGTAAAACCAGACCAGCCTGTCGATCATCTTCGATGGGCTGGCTTGTATGCAGCAGAAAAAAAACCTGATGTAATTATCCATATAGGCGACCACTGGGATATGCCATCCTTGTCAGGCTTTGATGTAAACAAAAAGAGCTATGAAGGCCGTAGATACATACGGGACGTAGAGGCCGGCATACGTGCGATGGAAGCGTTTTTAGAGCCTATAAAAGAAAAGCAAAAGAAACTAATACACGACAAAAAGAAACAGTGGAATCCACGGTTAGTGTTCACGCTAGGCAACCATGAGCAGCGCATAGAGCGCGCAGTAGAGTCTGACGCTAAGTTAGATGGTCTTATTGGCTACGATGACCTTAGACTCGAAGATATGGGGTTTGAGGTGTATGACTTCTTAGAGGTAGTAGTTGTAGATGGTATTTGTTATAGCCATTACTTCACTAGTGGTATCATGGGGCGACCTGTATCAAGCGCTAAACGACTTTTAGCTACTCAGTATCAATCCTGTGTGATGGGTCATGTGCAAGACCGTGATATAGCTTATGGGCGCAGAGCAGATGGACACAGTATGTTAGGTTTGTTTGCTGGCATTTACTACCAACATGATGAAGATTATCTAACGCCACAGACTAATGGCTCATGGCGTGGAATATGGCTGCTTAATGAAGTAGACGATGGCAATTGTGACGAGCTGCCAGTTTCTATCAACTACCTACGCAATAAGTATGAGGGTAAGTGATGAAGAGCGCATTAAAGAAACAAGAAGGCGGTAAGCATTACGATATGCCTATACAGCCAATTGAATACATAACTAAAAACAAGCTGCCATACATAGAAGGCAACATTGTTAAGTATGCGTCAAGACACAGAAACAAGAATGGCGCAGAAGATATTAAAAAGATTATCCATTACTGTGAACTACTGCTTGAGTTAGAGTACGGGTTAAAATAGGGTATAATCAGGCCTATGATTAGAGTTACGATAGATGACGATATCCATGAGGCTGACATAGAGCTTATCAATAACTTCGCGCAAGCAATATGTGATAAAGATGAGCTGTTAATGGAAGAAGTGCTTTACATTGCCAGACAACGCTTAGAAACAACCTATGAAGAATACAATGCGTCCGAGTAAATATACAACTGAGTTAGGCGACAACATATGCAGACGGTTAGCAGCTGGTGAGAGTGCTAGACAAATCTGTAGGGGTGATGACATGCCTGCAATGAGTACGCTTATGAAGTGGCTTAATGACAGTGATAAAGTACAGTTTTCGGAGCAGTACGCGCGCGCAAGGGATTGTCAGGCAGACTTTTACGCAGACCAGATAGTAGATATTGCTGACGAGCTTTCAGAGGTAGCAGAGCCAACAGAGCTGGCTAAAGCTAAACTGCAAATAGATTCACGCAAGTGGAAAGTAGCTAGAATGTCACCACGTAAGTATGGAGACAAGCAGCAAATAGATCATACATCTTCAGACCAGTCCTTCAAACCTACAGTAATTAAGCTAGTAGCAGAAGATGGCAACAGCGGAGATTAAACTACCCCCTAAGATTGTTAGCCTGTTTGAGGGTGAGTGCAGATACAGGTGTGCATATGGCGGGCGTGGCTCTGCAAAAACACGTAGCTTCGCACTGATGACAGCAGTACGTGGTTACCAGTGGGGTATGGAAGGCAAACAGGGACAAATACTTTGTGCGCGTGAACACCTAAATTCCCTAGATGAATCATCCTTAGAAGAAATCAAAAGCGCTATACGTAGCGTAGACTTCTTGTCTGACTATTATGAAATTGGAGAGAAGTTTGTTAGATCAAAAGACGGTAGAATTAATTATGTATTTGCTGGCCTCAGGCGTAATCTTGATAGCATCAAATCAAAAGCTAGGATTATTCTTTGCTGGGTAGATGAAGCAGAAGCTGTGTCAGACAGTGCATGGCAAAAGTTGATACCAACAGTAAGGGAAGAAGATTCTGAAATATGGGTAACATGGAATCCGGAGTCTAAGCTGTCAGCAACGCATAGGCGCTTCAGGGTCAATGGCCCAGCTGATATGAAGATAGTTGAAATTAACTGGCGTGATAACCCGTTCTTCCCAGCAGTATTAGAGAATGAGCGCTTAGAAGATGAAAAGCAGCGTCCTGATTTGTATAGCCACATTTGGGAAGGTGAAATGCTGGTACATGCAGAGGGTGCATATTACGCTGTAGAGATGCGAAACGCATTGTCCGAGAACAGAATTACAAATGCCCCATATGACCGCGACATTGGCGTTGTAACGGCATGGGATTTAGGGGTAGGCGATAGCACCTCTATTTGGTTTGCGCAGTTTGTAGGGCCAGAGGTGCGGCTTATAGACTATTATGAATCTAGTGGCGTTGGTCTTGATCATTACGCAAAAGTATTAAACGACAAAGGCTATGTTTACGATCAACATATCTTGCCTCATGATGTAAGAGTGAGAGAGCTAGGCAGCGGTAAAAGCAGGCTAGAGACGCTAGAAAGCTTGGGGGTGCGACCAGTACAGATTGCCCCGCAGCTAGGTGTTGATGACGGGATACAGGCAGTGCGCAGCATGTTAGGTCGCTGCTGGTTTGATGCAGAGAAGTGTGAGCGTGGTGTTGATGCATTAAGACAGTACAGAAGAGACTACGATGAGAAGGGAATGACATGGCGTGGTAGACCGTTGCATGACTGGACGAGTCATTGCGCTGATGCTATGAGGTATTTAGCTGTAGGGTACAAGCCTTTGTCTAACTGGGGGTCACCTATCAAGCGCAACCTTCAGGGGATTGTTTAACTGTGGTATAATCAGCCGTTAATTAACAGGGGTGTTTATGTCTAAACGTATTGAAGGGATATTGGCTGGCATTGGTAGATTATTAGATGAGCCAGAAATACCAACAGAAAACGTTAATCGCAGATTCAGTAACAGCACTGGCAAAAATGTCGAGCCATTTTACGCGCCAAATTACATAAACGATATCAGGACAGAGCAACCTGTTTTTCCTCTTTCTCAGCTAGAAGGTCACGGTGTATTATTTCCAGAGTCTGATGTAACAGCGCATGGCGCTACTCTGGTAGGAATAGGCAATAATCTATTAGCTAGACCTGTCGAGTTAAACACTGGCGTAGATCACATATTTTATGACCCTGACGCGCTTTGGAAAAGCGATATGGGCGTTGTAAACAAGTTTATGCAGAGAGCAGAAAGGTTACAGCGTCAGACAGGCGGTAAGGATGTTTATTTGCTGCCGTACAGTGGCTTTGGGGGGTCTAGTGACTTTTTCAGTGGCATTGGCAGGACAATGATGAATTACAACCTAGCTAACGCACCTGCTAGCACTGTTAAGCAAATGGACAATATAATCAGGGACAGAGTGCCAACATGGAAAGGAAGCGCGCACAGAGATGCAGAGACTGCTTGGAATGAAATCCCTGCTGGTACGCGAATGTTTCTTACAGAGAAAATTGATAAAGAGTTGCGAAATCAAGGCAGTTTATCTGAAGGGCAGGCCAGAGTAGCAACAGCAAGACAAGAGCAGCTTGGGGTTGATCAACATGGTCAGTTACGTAATGTTGGGGTGTTAGATGTCAATGCAGGCTTTAAACCAAACAAAAGCCCTGATTACAACGCATCAATGTTTGGAGAAGGTGCTGGCGTTTTAGGCATACCTGAGCTGACT